TTTACGACACCCCGCGTGTGGCTCGCATTATTGGTCTGGACGGCGACACCGAGATGGTCAAGCTCGACCCGACTCAAGCAGAGCCGGTCAAAGAAATTAGAGACGAGAACAATATTGTCATCGACAAGATTTACAATCCCGGCGTGGGTAAGTACGACGTGGTGGTCACCACCGGCCCGTCCTACATGACCAAGCGTCAGGAGGCACTGGATGCAATGGGCATGATCCTGCAATCCAACCCGCAGCTCTGGCAAGTGGCTGGTGATCTGTTCATCAAGAACATGGACTGGCCAGGCGCGCAGGAGATGGCCAAACGGTTCGAGAAGATCATCGACCCGAAGATTATGGCCGAGTCGGACGAGTCGCCCGAGATGCAGATGGCCAAACAACAGATGGAAGCAATGGCGCAGGAGCTGGAGCAGCTGCACCAGATGCTGCAAAACGTCGGCAAGTCGGTCGAGGTACAAGACTTGGATCGCAAGGCATTCGAGGCAGAAATCAAGGCGTATCAGGCCGAAACCCAGCGTCTAACCGCTATATCTGGCGCTATGAACCCCGAACAGGTGCAAGAAGTCGTCATGCAAACGCTGCGGGATGTGATGACTACCGGCGACTTGGTGATGGAGCAGCAAGGCCAACAGCTGATGGGCGACATGGGCATGCAGCAAGGAATGCCACAAGAAATGGGCGGAATGCCGCAAGAAATGCAGCAAATGCCGCCTGAAATGGGTATGATTCCACCTGAATCGGCTGAAATGCCGCCAGAAATGATGAATATGCCGCCCCAGGAGCCAATGGTATGAACGCCGCAGACTTTGTAGGTACGCTGTTTTTAGGCCGCGATGTGGCTCATTCAGTGCATCTGAACACCCGCAGCTACGCCAAACACAAGGCGCTGCAAAAGTTTTACGACGGCATCATTGACCTAGCGGACACGTTTGCGGAAGCTTATCAAGGCAAATACGGTCTGATTGGCCCCGTTTCGCTGCAGTCTGCAAAGAAGCAGGGCAACATTGTTGAGTTTTTAGAAAACCAGCTAGACGAAATACATTCTGTACGCTACAAGGTTGTCGATAAGGAATGCACCGCAATCCACAACATTATCGATGAAATTGAAGCGCTGTACATGTCAACGCTCTATAAATTGAAGTTTCTTGCTTGAGGTAAAACATGGCAAATTACACCTATATCACGGCCACGGCCAACATTAAACCTGCCGCAGGCAAACTGAAGGGTATTTTTGTCAGCGCTGCCTCCAGCACACCGACAATTACCGTTTACGACTCCGCTGCAGCAACAACAACCACCACCATTTTAGGCACGTTTACACCTGTTGGAGCAACGTCATATCTGTTGCCGCTTGATGGTGCGTATGCTAAAAATGGTCTTTATGTTGTTATCAGTGGTACAGTAAACGCAACAGTTATTTACGAGTAAATCGAAATACCGTACTGACGCGGTACGTCAGGGATTCTTTAGGAATCGACAATGTCTGATGAAGTACAAAACGAGTTAGCGGAAGTACCCGCGCCAGAACAGGCACCGACGGCAGAGCCTGTAGCTGAAGAAACACATGCGCCGGAGAATGATGAGTCAAAGCCAGCTAAAGTCTTCACACAAGAAGAACTAGACGCTGCCATTGGCAAAAGGCTTGCAAGAGAACAGCGTAAGTGGGAAAGAGAACAGGCACGTCGAGCGCAAGAAGCGCCTGCCGCACCTGCCGAACTCCCACCGGTCGAGAATTTCAATTCTGTTGATGAGTACGCCGACGCATTGGCGGTACGAAAAGCAGAGGAATTGTTGGCCAAACGTGAAGCTGATCGTGAACGCATGAGTGTGATTGAGGCGTATCAAGATCGTGAAGAGGACGCGCGGGCTAAGTATGAGGACTTCGAACAAGTCGCATACAACCCTGCACTGCCGATTACGAACGCGATGGCTGAGACTATTCAATCGTCCGATATTGGCCCCGATCTGGCCTATTACTTGGGTACCCACCCAAATGAAGCCAGCCGGATTTCACGCCTGTCGCCAATTTTGCAGGCTAAAGAGATCGGCAAACTGGAAGCCAAAATTGCTTCAGAACCGGTCTTAAAAAAGACAACTAGCGCCCCACCACCGATAGCGCCTATTAGTGGACGTGGTTCTGGCTCACCGTCTTATGACACGACTGACCCTCGCTCCGTCAAGAGCATGAGTACGTCAGAGTGGATTGAGGCGGATCGCCAGCGCCAGATCAAGAAGTGGGAAGCTCAACGTAATCGCTAACTTTTTTTAGGACATAAATCATGGCAAACTCGATTCTTACCATCGACATGATTACCCGGAAGGCTCTCGAAATTCTTGAGAACAACCTGGTACTCACTCGTAACGTCAATCGTCAGTATGACGACTCTTTCGCCGTTGAAGGCGCAAAAATTGGTTCCACACTGCGTATCCGTTTACCGGATCGCGCGTTGGTAACCGACGGTGCCGCCCTGCAAGTTCAGGACGACAACGAACAGTTCACCACACTGACTGTTGCTTCGCAAAAGCACATCGGCGTGAACTTTACTTCTGCCGAACTCACCATGCAGTTGGATGACTTCGCAGAGCGTGTTCTGAAGCCTCGTATTTCTCAGCTCGCATCGTCGATCGACGCTGACGTTGCTAACGCATATAAGACCGTTGGTAACTCGGTCGGCACGCCTGGCACCACGCCTTCGACTTCGCTCGTTCTGCTGCAAGCCCAGCAGAAGCTGAACGAAAACGCAGCTGTGATGTCACCACGCTACGCAACCGTTAACCCAGCTGCTAACGCTGGTCTGGTTGAAGGCATGAAAGGTCTGTTTAACCCAACCAACACCATCTCCAGCCAGTTCAAGAACGGCATGATGGGCACTGGTGTTCTGGGCTTTGAAGAAGTCAACATGTCTCAGTCGATCAAGCAGCACACCACTGGCTCGCGCGACGCTTCTGCTTCTACTCTGGTCAAGACTCCAGGCGTGACTGATGAAGGCGCGTCCACGATCCTGCTGGAGCAGGGTTCTGTGACAACCACCATCAAAGCTGGCGACGTGTTCACTATCGCTGACAGCTTTGCGGTTAACCCACAGACCCGTGAGTCCACCGGTTCGCTGTTCCAGTTCGTGGCTCTGGCTGACGCCACTGCCGTTGCTGGTACTTGGACTGTGACTGTGGCACCGATGTACTCGGCAAGCCACGCTCTGGCCACCATGACCGCTCTGCCTGCTACCGGCAAAGCCGTCACCTTCTTGGGCGCAGCTAGCAGCCAGTACGCTCAGAACCTTATCTACCATAAGGATGCGATCACTTTCGCTACCGCCGACCTGTTGCTGCCACAAGGCGTCGACATGGCTTCGCGTCAAGTACACAACGGCATCTCGCTGCGTGTTGTTCGTCAGTACGACATCAACAACGACCGTCTGCCTTGCCGTATTGACGTGCTGTACGGCTTTAGCACGATCCGTCCGCAAATGGCTTGCCGCATGTGGGGTTAAGTCTTGGTGGGGGCTTCGGCCCCCATTAACAACATTTTTTAAAGGATATTTATCATGGCTCTTCCTAATGGTGCTGGTGGCTACCAGCTCGGCGATGGCAATACTGGTGAAGCTCAACTGTTTGTTCAGGGCGCGCCAACTGCACTGACCGCAGCTGCAACCGCAACTGCTGCTCAACTTGCAAATGGTCTGTTCACTTTCAACGGCACTGCTGGCAATCTGACTCTGCCAACCGTTGCTGATCTGGAAGCAGGCGTGTCTAGCGCATCTAAAGTTAACGCAGCGTTTGACTTCTTCGTTATCAATATCGATGCTGGTACTGACGACGTAACGGTTGCAACAGCTACTGGCTGGACTCTGGTCGGCAACATGGTGGTGACTGAAACTACTTCAGGTCACTTCCGTGCCCGCAAGACCGGCGACGGTACTTGGACTTGCTACCGCATTTCTTAATGCTATGGGGGCTTCGGCCCCCATTTTTAAAGGATAAATCATGCCAAATACAAAAGCTGTAGGCGTTGCGTTTGAAGACGCGCAACTTGACGGCGCAATTATGGGCAAATCTGGCGGCACCGCTGGTTTTTACGGTACAACCCCCGTAGTTCAAGGCGCTGCCTTGACTACTCAGTTGACCTCAATTACCAGCACTGCACCAGGCACGCTTGATTTTGCAATTCAAGACTTGACTCAGACTACCCCTTTTGGCTTTGCAACCAAAGACGAAGGTAATACTGTTTTGGCTGTAATCGCCAACTTGCAAGCCCGCCTTGCTCAAGTTGAATCGCGTCTTGAAACTGTCGGTTTAATCGCCGCTAATTAAAAGGCGGGGCTTCGGCCCCGTTCTCTCATGCCTATTTATTTACAGCACCCAGTTCACGGCACCAAAGTCGCCACTATGGAGCTAGAAGCCGAATTTGATGAACAAAATGGCTGGCTTCGGTATAATCCCGACACGTCTTCAGCTCCTGAAGCGGCGGCACCAGCCAATGAACTGGAAGTTAAACGTCGTCGTAGCCGCACCACTGTAGAGGCGGCAGCTTAAAGGAGTGTAAATGGCAACCGCCTTCGACCAGATTAAAGCGTCGCTTCGGCTCATTGGCCAGCTGGCTGAAGGTGAAGAGCCATCCCCGCAGGCAGCACAGGATGCGCTATCCGCCATGAATCAGATGATTGATTCGTGGAATACTGAGCGCCTAGCCGTGTTTTGCACGGAAGACCAAGTGTTTAACTGGCCACCTGGCGAGATCA